GCGTAAATCGCCAAGGCGTAACGCCCTGGGACAACAGCCCCCGCATCAAGTCCTACCGGTGGTTAGCCGGAGGAATGACAGGCACAGCTAACCGAGCCATGCCCAGACCCACTTTGTATGAACCGAGTGGGGATCGGCGTACTCACCAGGCTCCAAAACAGAATCCACTATTGCTAGGGGATTCTGATATGGTTCCTGGACTCTCTCGCGATACTTACGTGTAAGCTCTTTCCTAAGAAGCTCGCCCCAATTACTGGGCCGTCTTTGCCTTATATGGTGAGACGTGGTAAGTATTCGATACTCACTTCGTTGAAGAGGGATATTAAACCTTTTCTTGAAGTGAGCATCGTTAATAGCGCGACTCGGAACACGAAGGGAAACAGGAAGTTTCTCCTCGGTCCGGGGATAGACATATTGAACTTCATCCTGGATAAAATCAAGGATGGGAACGACAGTGTCATATCCGAACTTTGTAATCAAAAGATTACAAAGATCAGCGCTGGAAGAAAGAGAGGTAGCAGATGAATCAAAGGTCTTTCGGACTCTTACAGGAGTGACATCCATACCATTATGGAAATCACCACCGCAGGATTCCCGAAAGGGACCTTTGAAATAGCTCTTATCTCTGTTGACAATTAAGCCAACAGATTCGAGCCCCATAGTAATCGTCTCATATAAATGAGTCTCGAAAACTATGTCATCGCCATACACAAATACCTTCGTCCCGGCTTCCCGGGGCTTCTGTATTTGTATGGTTGCCTGCGCACACGCCCAAAAGACGAGTGCTTCAACTGGGAAGCAACAAGAACTACCCATAGGGGCAAACTTGTTAAGCTTCACAATACTACCGTCCGGTAAAATCGTGGACTCGGAGCGACAAGCTTCGAGGGCCTCAACCCAATTAGGCGGAAAAACTTGCCTAATGAGACTGAGGGAAACACGATCGGATGCTTCCGATAGATCAATGGTAGCATGGCCCCCAAAGAGGGAACCAAGTCTAGCCAATTCTCTATTAATACCTTGGTCAGTAAAATTTATCTGACCTCGGGTAGTAGGGTGGGTCTCAAGGGTCTCGTAGAGAGATCCCATGATTCCCTGCTGAATATACATAAGTTCAGCAGGTTCACATGAGATAACGCGAGGACCCCGAGAATCCTTAGGAACGAGACAAACTCGTGCCTGAGGATCAGAATATTCAGAGACTTCTAAAAGCTTCAAATCATCAACCAGATGACTCGAAGAATAAAAGAAGTAATCAGGATAAGGGAAAGTAGCATCAAGCTTAGGAAAATACCTAAGCTCATGCCATTTATCCCAGTTTTTCGTGCGGCAAGCGGTAGCACCGCTGCCGTGACAAGGTCGTATGTTCGTAGGATCTGTATTACACAGAACCCTACTAATAATACGGCGCATGTTGTTAACGATGGCCATCTGGCAAGAACCAAGTGGCATATCGTCAACGCTGAACAACTCAGCATCAACCTTTCGGAATGATGCAAGAAATTCAGACACGAGTTCCTGATCATATTCTACCTCCAATTTATAGAAAATGTACGACAATTGCCGTACACAATCTACGGCGATAGAGTCTCCTTCAAGAGCACCCTTAATCGCAACACCGCAGAATACTGGAATTGACACAACAGAAAAATCTGAAGTGGATCCCAGCTTAGCGCCGAAATGAATCGGAACCAGATGGCCTTTAAAGCCAATTGGAAGTGTCCATTCCGAAGTGGAATGGAAGCGATCAAGTGCCTTCCCAATCTTGGGAAGAGTAGTGGTCAAGAAGGTGATTCCCTCTTTAGCTACCCGCTCATTGAAGGTCGTGATATCACGACTATTTATGTACGGGCCATAGCGTTGGTTTTGCGCTAGGTTTGTCCATAACAGACAAAGGCTTTTCAGACTACCATTCATAATGGACGGTCTCCGAAGAGCATCCCAATAGCACATCCCCAAACAACACAATTCCTGAACAGCCGGTAAATATTTACGGCTGAGACAAGTCGCTATGTTTTCTTCTGCGACGGGCTTTACACCTCGTTGTTCAGAAGCGCAGTCACATTCGCGTTGGTGCCACCCTCAATAAGGAAATCAACCATCTGGTTGACGACCTCAAGGATGATGGCATTCGTGATGGCTGTGCTCGGCGGGCGAACGATAACCACATATGCGGAAATCGTCGCCGGCACCAAGAGTGAGTCGACTTCAGTTCTGTCGATACGCACCAGGTGCCGTTCATTCCCTTTCGAATCGACCTCGTGAGAGATCGTCAGTAACTTCTCATTAGGCAGTGTTAAACCTGCTACTGAGAAGACTGATTTCCCACTATCGGCAGCTCGAAGCACAAACGCAGTTAGGTTTGTGTCGACGTCGGTAGCGGTATCTTTCGAAAGTGATTGTGGCGTTGAAAATGCCATAGGGCCTATGCTCCTCCCTCAAAAGAGGTTTTGGATTTAACGTTAACCTATCTTAGGATAGGCACATGTCCCCAGTTGCACTAACTGAGAACGGCACCAAGCGACAATAAAAGAGTCGCTTGATTGAAGTTAGGAAGTTTCCAGCCTAAGCCAGTTAAACTGGCGAAATCTGGAAATATGGGCATTCTCTGGAAATATCGCAGAGAGTAACTAGCCCCTTCCGACTTTGGTTCGTTGGAATAATAGCCGTCGGCAGGATGCCGAAGCCAGTACCAACTTACCTCCATTTCGTCTTTCAATTGTAGACAGGAGTCTACAAGTGAAACGGGTAACTCCAAAGCATCTACTTTGAAACGAGATAACCAATTCCCAACGCCGAAGAACCAATCGACGACGAAGGAAAAAGGAATCGCGTCCCAAAGTATGCGTGGATCCAGCTGAACGCCAATGGAATCAATAAATCCACGAAGCGTCTCATCAAGCTCACCCGTCACAGCCAATGGCTG